CTGAATGGCGGCAAACCAAGCAATCCTTGACGCCACCATCCGGCACGCCGTCTTTCTGGAGCAGCTGAAGTCGGGAGAGGTGGCGAAGTTCGCACCTTTCCTCAAGGAGATAGACCGGTCGATCCGGGAGCGGCTGACCCGGGCGGACCTGACGAATTACACCGTCGCCCGCCTGGAGCGGCTGCTGAGCGAGGTTGATAGCCTACTGCTGGGAATTTTCGACCGGTACAGCGAGAAGCTGAACCTCGACCTGGTGGATATCGCCAACTACGAGGCCGAGTTTGAGGCGACAAGCCTGACTCGGGCTGCGCCGGTTGGCGTCACCTTCGATGCCGCGGTCCCTGGCGCCGCTGCAATCAGGACGGCAATCCTCACGAATCCACTCAGCGTGCGCGGCGCCGACGGCGGGAAGCTGCTCGAGTCGTTCATTGATGGCTTCACCACCACCGAGCGGCAACGCCTCACAGGCGCGATCCGGCAGGGCTTTTTCGAAGGCCAGACCAACTTCCAGATCATCAAGAACATTCGCGGCACCAAGGCGCTCCAGTACAACGACGGCATCCTGGCAACGACGAACCGTAACGCCGGTGCCATTGTGCGGACGGCGGTGCAACACGTCGCCACCCAGGCGCGCATGGAGACGCTGAAGGAAAACAGCGACATCGTGCAGCAGATCGAGATTGTCGCCACTCTGGACAGCAAGACCACCGTGCAGTGCCGGTCACTGGATGGTCGCCGTTTCCCGCTCGACTCTGGGCCAAGGCCGCCATTCCACATCAACTGCAGAACCACTTTTGTGCCGGTGACGCGTTTCAGCGCGCTGTTCAGCAAAGACGCCACGCGCGCATCCGTCGGCGGCAGTGGTCCGCAGCAGGTGAGGGCAGACCTCAGCTATTACGACTGGCTAAAACAGCAGCCGGCCGCGTTCCAGGACAAGGCCATAGGCCCGGTCCGCGCCAAGCTATTCCGCGAGGGCGGCTTGAGCATTGAGCGCTTCTCCGAACTGCAGCTTGATCGCAACTTTTCACCTCTGACCCTTGTACAGATGAAGGCTCTAGAGCCTCTGGCGTTCGAGCGGGCAGGCATCAAATAGCAGGCAGGGCCTGCATCTACGTCTCTGGGAGACAAAAAATGGGTTTGAAATATCAGCTGGACACTCTGGAAGGGGTGGATGACACCGTGCGCGCGCTTTACACCGAGAAGGACGGCAAGTTCGTACTCGGTATTGAAGGACTGCCACAGTCTGAAGACGTATCCGGCCTGAAGGCCAAGGTTGATGAACTGCTCGGCGAAAAGAAAGCGGCCGAGAAGAAAGCGCGGGAAGCCGAAGAGGCTGCGCGCCTCGAGCGTGAAGAGCTCGCTCGCAAGTCGGGCAACGTCGAAGAGCTCGAAAAGTCCTGGTCCGAGAAGTACAGCAAGCGCGAGGCCGAGCTGAGCGCAATGTTGGAGCAGGAGCGCGGCACGCTGAGCACGCAGATCCGGGATCTGACCGTGGGCCGTACCGCTACTGACATCGCGTCTGCTCTGGCAATCCCAGGCAGCGCCAAAGCCCTGTTGCCGCACATCGAGCGCCGTTTGAGCGTCGAACAGCGGGACGGGAAGCCTGTAGTGGTCGTTCTCGATCAGCAGGGCAAGCTCTCGGCGGCAACGCTGGACGAGCTGAAAGCAGAATTCGCAAACGACACGGCCTTCGCGCCGTTGATCGCGGGTAGTAAGGCATCAGGCGGCGGGGCTGCGGGTGCTGGAGGTGGCGGCGGGGCCGCAAAAGGAAAAATCGGCGGCACCAAAGAGGAACGACAGGCAGCAATCGCGAGCCGGTTCCCGGATCTCCCTCAATCGTAAGGAAATAACTCATGTCCCTGTCGCAAATGCAGGTTTTCAACGAATACATCATGCCGGCGACTCTCGAGACGCTGGATCAGTATCTCGCCGCTTTCAACGCCGCCAGCCGTGGTGCAATCGTGCTGTCTCCGGACGGCTTCACCGGTGACTTCCTCCAGGAGTCGTTCTTCCAGACTCTGGCTGCTGCCCAGCGCCGCGTGGATCGTTACAGCACCAACGCAGCCGTTGCTGCCACCGACCTGACCGAGCTGAAGAACACCTCGGTTAAAGTCGCCGGCGGCTTCGGTCCGATCCGCTACGAGCCATCGCAGATGACCTGGCTGGAGCGCCCAACCGCGCAAGGCATTGAAGTTGCCAGTCGCGCGTTCGCTGAAATCCTCCTGAAGGACCAGTTGAACACCGCGATCGCCGCTCTGGTTGCTGCAATCACCGCCCAGGCCGCTGCGGTCAATGATGTCTCGGCTACTGCGGGCATCACCTACGCGGCCCTGAACAACGCTCACGCGAAGTTCGGCGACGCAAGCCAGAACCTGGTCACCCAGGTAATGCAGGGCACCAGCTACCACAAGCTGGTAGGTCAAAACCTGGCGAACCAGCAGCAGTTGTTCCAGGCTGGCAACGTCCGTGTGGTGGACATCCTCGGCAAGATCTCCGTCGTGACGGATGCCCCGGCGCTGATGCAGGCCGGCACCCCGAACAAGGAAATCATCCTGTCCCTGGTGCAAGGTGCTGCGCTGGTCCACGACGGCCGAGACATCATCAGCAACGTCCAGACCACCAACGGCAAGGAGCGTATCGAAACCACGCTGCAAACCGACTACACCTTCGGCCTGGGCCTTAAGGGCTACACCTGGGACACCACCACCGGCGGCAAGTCGCCAACCGACGCCGAGCTGGCGACCGGCACCAACTGGGACAAGACCGCCACCAGCATCAAGCACACCGCTGGTGTTGCTCTGATCGGTGATGCCTCCAAGTAACCCCTCAATGACTGCGCCAGGGTTTATCGCCCTGGCGCAGCGGAGTAGCAACGATGACTGATAAAAACATCTGGTACCTTCCGGGGCCATTCCACCGCTACGAAGACGACGTGAAGGCGCTGGCCAAGAAGGCCGGCCTGCGCATCATCGATGCGAGCGCTACCGAGAACCGCGACAATGAGTCCGATAGCCCACCCAAGGCAAAGCTGAAACCCGAGTACGCAGCGGACGAAGCCGAAACCAATCCAGCGAAGATGGGTGTGGCAGAATTGCGCGAATGGCTGACCGCCCAAGGGGTCGAGTTCGACCCGAAAGCGCCTAAGGCTGACCTTGTAAAACTCATCCCTGCGGAATAATCCATGACACTCATCATCGAGGACGGCACCGGCAAGCCTGACGCCGAAAGCTACGCGAGCGCCGCAGACTTGGCCCTGTACGCCGTGAAGTTCGGCGTCGTCATCCCTGCTGAAGTTCCGGCGCAAGAGGCATTGCTTCGCCGGTCCGCCTTGGCGATGGATGGCATGGTCTGGAAAGGTCGGAAAATGAGTAGCGAGCAGGCGTTGGCCTGGCCGCGACGAGGCGTTGAGCTGGATTGCGAGATCAAGCCTGACAACTACCTGCCGGCACGGATCCAGTACGGGCAGATGGCCCTGGCTGCTGAGATCCACACTGACGACATCGACCCAATCGACAAGCGCAAAGGCGCTGTTACGCTCGAGCGTGTCGAAGGTGCGGTAACTCGCGAATACGCGACAATCTCGAACACCAGTGGCCGGCTGTTGCCTGCGGCGCCGGACCGGCCAAGCGCTACGCAGTTCGCTGATTACCTACAGAAACGCGGGCTTTTCGCAGTTCGCGCATAGCTGATACGGAGCCACCATGGCCTTTTACGACGAAATGGCCGCGATGGCTCTGGAGATGATCGCAGAGTTCGGCCAGCCGGTGACCATCAGCAGAACGGAACCGGGCGAGTACGATCCCGATCAGGGCACCGAAGTGCCAGGCCCGACCATCGAACAAATCGCCCAGGGCGTCCTGCTCGACTTCACCGGCCAAGAGTTCCAAACCAACAGTCTCATCAGGCAGGGCGACAAGAAGCTGAAGATCGCCGCGCAGGGCATGGCCTGGGTGCCTGGATTGCTCGACAAGGTGGTTGCGCAAGGCCGCACCTGGTCGATTGTTCCCCCAATGAAAGAGGTCAACCCCGCCGGCACGCCGATCCTGTATGAGCTGCAGGTGCGGTCGTGAGCCGGGCGGGTGCCGGACAGTCCGGCAGTTTCGCGCTGAGCCTTGCCGAGTTCGCTCAGCAAGCGACCGAAGCCATCGATGCCAGTCTGCGAGAGATCATCATCGAGATCGGCAGCAGCGTGATCCGCATGTCTCCGGTGGGCAATCCCGAAATCTGGGCAGCAAACGTATCTTATCGTCAGGCCAATACGCGGGCAGCGGATGACTATGACTTCAAGGTTGCTGTCCGAAACACCGTCATCAACCTGACCGACAGCAACTTCACCAAGGCTGGCAACCTCAAGCGTGGCGTGAAGTATGCCAAGCCCCTGACAAAGACCGAGAGGGACCAAAACTTCAACGTGAACGGTCTGGTTGCCGGCCAGGATTATGTCGGCGGACGGTTCCGTGGGAACTGGAATTTCTCGATAGGCTCCCCGGACAACAGCTTTCGAATTAAACCGGACCCAACTGGCGAGGCAACCACCACCCGGCTGGTCAGTGGTGCACTTGAATTCAAGGCGGGGCAGACGGCGTTCATCGTGAACAACCTGCCGTACGCCATCCCGCTTGAGTTCGGGCATTCGACCCAGGCCCCGGGCGGCATGGTCCGCATCACCGTGGCCCGCTTCCAGCAGATCGTGCTGGAGGCCATCAGGAACAACCAGGTATGAGCCACAAGATCATCCGCTCCCTGCTGGAGTCGCGCCTGAAGGCCTGGGCGGCGGCGCGAACGCCTGCGCTGCGCATCGCCTACCAGAATGTGCCATTCACCCCGAACGGCGGTGAGACGTACCTGAGGGCTTTCCTGCTCCCGGCCGGGACCGACAGCAACGATCTGGCCGGAGCGCACCGGCTCTACACCGGACTGTTTCAAATAACCATTGTGACGCCGACCGGCAATGGCCCTGCCGGCGCAGAGACGATCGCCGATGAGCTTGCCGCGCTGTACCCTCTGAATGATCGCCTGACCCGAAGCGGTTTTACTGCTTTGGTGATGACTCCAGTCGAGCCAGGCCCCGAGCAGACCGAGGACACAGCCTTCACCCTGCCGGTGTCCTTCCAGTACCGAGCCGACACCACAACCTAATTCGCCCGTTGGGCAAACCCAGAACCCGCCATTGAGCGGGTTTTGTCATTTCTGCAAAGAGGAAAAACACATGGGCTTTCGACTCCCCAACGGCGCCACCCTTGAAATCGCCGCCACGTACGGCACTGCCATCCCGGTGACGGCGCTGAGCAACGCCAACCCAGCCGTAGCGACCGCTTCTGCCCACGGCCTGACCGATGGCGACATCATCGCCGTGACTTCGGGCTGGACTCGCCTGAATGATCGTGCCGCACGCGTCTCCGACAGCGATACCGGCACCTTCGCGCTGGAAAATATCAACACCACCAACCTCCAGCCATACCCAGCTGGCTCGGGCATTGGCTCGGTGCGCGAGGTCACCGGCTTCGCCGAGATCTCGCAAATCACCGACGTAACCACCAGCGGCGGCGACCAGCAGTTCCTGACCTTCGGCTTCCTAGCAGACGATGATGATCGCCAGATCCCGACCACCAAGAACCCGATCAGCATGTCCGTGACCGTGGCTGACGACCCGGCTCTGCCCTATGTGGCCGTGGTCGAGGCTGCCGACGAGGACAAGGTGACCCGCGTATTGCGCTTGAACCTGCCGAACGGCGACAAGATCCTCTACAACGCCTACGTGACCATCACCTCGACCCCGGCCCTGTCCCGCAACAACCTGATGACTCGCGTTATCAGCCTGTCGCTAGCTGGTCGTCCAACCCGTTATTCGGCGGCGGTGTAACCCATGGCGAAGATCAAGATCTCCCAGAACCCGACTTTCAAGGCGAAGGTCGCCATTCCTCGCGTGGGCGGCAAGCCCGAAGACGTGGAGTTCGAATTCAAATATCTGGACCGCCTGGCCCTGGCCGCGCACTTCGACAAATGGAACGCCGCCCGAGAGGAACACCAGAAGCACGTCCAAGAGGATGGTCTTTCCTGGCAGGAAGCCACGGTCGCCGAGATTGCCATCCAGGTGGGCCAGCTCAAGGACATCGTTGCGGGTTGGGCCTTCGACGACAAGCTGTCGGATGAATCGCTGGCCGCCCTGGTTACCACGTGCGTTGGCGCGCCACAGGCCGTGCTTGAGGCATACCAGAGCGCGTACCAACCGGCCCGCCTGGGAAACTGACCGGCGCCGCCCGTGTTCTGTACGAGCCGGGGCCATCCGAAGCAGATCTGGCGGCTTTCGGCATGACCCTGGCGGATATCCCGCCCGTTGAGTACGACGTCTGGCCGGACAACTGGTCCGCGTTCCTACTCTTCGAGGCCATGTCCACCCAGTGGCGCACCGGCATGGGCGGGGCCTCTGGCCTGGATTATAACGCCCTCCCGCCTGTCGCCAGCATGCTGGGCATGAAGCGGCGCGAACTCACACAAGCCTTCCACGACATCCGCGTCATGGAAGCAGAAGCCATGCTCGTGATGAGCGAATCGAAATAACGGAGCCCGCATGACTTCTATTGCTGAACTCGGCATCAAGGTCGACTCGACCGATGCTGCGCAGGCGAGCTCCGACCTCGACAAGCTGACCGCGGCGGGTGGCCGCGCCGAGAAAGCTGCCGAGGGAGTTTCCCGGAGCGCTGACAAGGCTTCGGTATCGATCAAGAAGCAGAAGGACGAGCTTTCGGATCTGCTCGGCGAGATCGACCCGACCGTAAAGGCCCTGGGTCGGCTGGATGAGCTCGAAAGCAAGCTGGCAAAGCAGAAGAAGCTAGGCGCGCTGGATGCTTCGACCTTCAGCGAATACCAGGCGAAGATCGACCAGTCTCGGACGAACCTTGGCCGCTTCGATGACTCCCTGACCCGCACAGGCAACACCGCCAAGCAGACCGCTGCTGCGCTGCGTGGGGTGCCCGCGCAGTTCACTGACATCGCCGTATCGCTGCAGGGCGGCCAGAGCCCACTGACGGTTTTGCTCCAACAGGGCGGTCAGCTCAAGGATATGTTCGGCGGCATCGGACCGGCAGCAAAGGCCCTGGGCGGTTATGTGCTCGGCCTGGTCAATCCGTTCACCGTCGCGGCGGCAGCGGCAGCGGCTCTGGGGCTGGCCTATTACAAGGGCAGCCAGGAGGCGGACGAATTCAACAAGTCGCTGATCCTGACCGGCAATTACGCAGGGACAACGGCTGGCGGCCTTGCCTCTCTGGCTAAGCAAGTCAGCTCGACTGTGGGCACGACAGGCGCAGCGGCGGCGGTTCTCGCTCAACTGGCGGGCAGTGGCAACATCGCAGCCTACAGCTTCGAGGAGATCACCAAGGCCGCCCTGACCATGGAGGAGGCCACGGGCAAAGCTGTCGAGGAGACGGTTGCCCAGTTCGCCTCGATCGCCAAGGAGCCTGTGGCCGCCTCGATAAAGCTCAACGAGCAGTATCACTACCTGACGGCCTCGGTCTACGAGCAGATCGTTGCCCTGGAGAAGCAGGGTGAGCAGGCGGCCGCTGTCAGGCTGGCCACCGATGCGTTCGCTGATGCTATCCAATCGCGCGGGGATCAAATCACCCAGCGCCTGGGACTGATCGAAGGCGCCTGGAACAAGGTCGCCAAGGCCGCCAAGTGGGCTTGGGATTCTGCCTTGGATGTTGGTCGGGAGGCTACCTACGAGGAAAAGCTGGCCGATCTGGAGCTTCAGGCTCAGAACGCAGCGCGCCTCGGGGCCGGCCCGCGAGGTGGCGGTGGTCGCGGCGTGGCCCAGATAGAGGCTGATCGAGCCTCGCTGATGCTGGAGGAGCAAGAGCGCCGCAATCGCGCTCAGGCCAAGCAGCTCGACCAGCAGCGCCAGGAAGCGGCTGTCAGCGGCATGCAGCTTATCGCTCGCGAGGCAGATTTAGCGCAGACCCAGGTACAAAAGCTTGAGAAAAAGCTCGCTGACCTGGACAAAGCCCGCCAGAAGAACATCGCCAACAACACGTACTCACCTGATCTACAGAAGCAGTACGAGACGGCAGTCGCAGGCGTCAACAAGCAGATTGCGGATGCCCAGAAGAAAGCTGCTGGCCCGGCTGGCGCGCTGAATCTGACCGAGTTCAACGACTCGAAGAACCAGCTCTCGGCGATCCTCGGCGAGTACAAAAACGCCCAGAAGGAGCTGGAGGCAGCGCAGAAGGCCGGCCTGGTCACCCAGGAAGATTACCTGCTCAAACGACAGGCACTGATCGGCAACGAGCGCGACGAGGTCACGGCTGCCTATGAGGCCGAGATCGCAGCGCTTGAAGCATCCAAGGGCAAGGCCAGCACATCGGCGGCCCAGCGGATCCAGCTGGACCAGAAGATCGCCGACGCCCGGGCCAACATGGTCAAGGCGCAGAAGGAGGCCGACAGCGAACTCGAAGTAATCGCCACCAACGAGCAGGGACGGCTCGCCAAGCAGGCTCAGGCCATCAAGTCCTACACCGATGCCCTGGACCAGCAGAACGTCGTGCTGCGGCGTGCTGGGAGTCGTGCAGCTGATGGCGTCGGCAGGGGCGACCGCGAAAACGCAATCAACGGCGAACTGAACGGTATTGCCGACCGGGCCAACCAGCAACGTCTGGATTTGGCCCGGGACAAGGCCGACGCCTCGCGCAACATGAGCGCCGAGGAATACCAGGCCAAGCTGGCCGCCATCAACAGAAGCGAGAAGGACCTGAGCGCGACAGTGCTCAGCAACTACGAGCAGATGTCTGAGGCGCAAAGCGACTGGCGCAAGGGTGCCACCTCGGCCTTCAGCAACTACCTGGAAAGCGCGCGCAACATCGCCGGTCAGACGCGAGACCTGTTTTCCAACGCGTTCAGCTCCATGGAGGACTCGGTCGTTAACTTCGCCATCACTGGGAAGGGTTCGTTCGGGGATTTCACGAAATCCGTGCTGGCCGATATGGCGCGAATCGCGACAAGGACTGCGGCGTCCGAAGGGCTCAGTGCTTTGTTCGGCCTGGCAGCATCCGCTGCTGGTTCGTACTTTGGTGGTGCGTCATCCGCCGGCTCAACCCAGGCAGGGTACTCCGGCGACCTATCGGGCTTCACCCCGGGCAGCATTCAGGCCAAAGGCGGCGCTTGGTCGGGTGGTGTGCAGATGTTCGCCAACGGCGCCGCCTTTGCCAACTCCATCGTCAGCAAGCCGACAGCGTTCGGCATGGCCGGCGGCGGGATTGGGGTAATGGGCGAGGCAGGGGAGGAGGCGATTATGCCGCTGACCCGCACGGCCGGCGGCCAATTGGGCGTGAGGGCAATCACTGGAGGTGGCTCTGGCACCGCGATCAGCATCAACGCGCCTGTGACCGTTGTCACCCAAGATCGGAGCTCAGAAGGGATGCAGATCGACCAGCAGGCCTTGTCGAAGAGCCTTCAGTCGCAAATGCAGGTTGTGGCGGAAAAAGCAGTCGCTGATTCCTGGCGCGCTGGCGGTACCAGCTTCCGCAACGTTAATGGGAGGGCCTGATGGCTATCGAGACATTTACCTGGCCCACCCAGCATGGCGACTCGCCGGAGATCACCTACAGGGTAAGGACGGCGCAGTTCGGCGACGGTTACAAGCAAATCGCCGCCGACGGCCCCAACAACAAGGAAGATTCCTACCCGATAACCTTCAGCGGTTCGAAGGCTCGGGTTCTGGAGATCATGGCATTTATCGACCGTCATGCCGGCGCGAAAGCCTTCCTCTGGACAACCCCGCTCGGCGAGCTGGGCCTATTCACCTGCGTCGATCCCGTCCCAACCCCAGTGGGGGGCGGAGTGTTCAAGATCACGGCCACCTTCGAACGGGCCTTCCAACCATAAGGGGCAATCATGCCGCTGATCAGTGACATCCAGGCCCTCGAGCCTGGCAGCGAAGTGCTGCTCTTCGAATTGGACGGTTCGGACTATGGCGCGGACGTGCTGCGCTTCCACGGGCACGCGATTCCGCACACAGCGGCCGAGCTGATCGCCGCCGGCACCGCGGCCGATGAGCTGCCGGCCAAGCCGATTTACTGGCAAGGCAACGAGTACAGCGCCTGGCCGATGCAGATCGACGGCATCGAGTCCAACGGCGATGGCACGGCGGTCCGCCCGACGCTCTCGGTGGGCAACGTCAACGGGCGGATAACGGCGCTGTGCCTGGCCTTCGACGACCTGCTGGAATTCAAGTTGACCATGCGGCACACGCTGGGCACGTACCTGGACGCCGAGAACTTCCCCGGCGGCAACCCGCAGGCAGACCCAACCCAGGAGGCGATCGAGGTCTGGTACATCGACCAGAAGACGAACGAAGACGGGGAGACGGTTACCTGGGAGCTTGCCAGCCCGGGCGACGTGGGCGGCGAGTCCATCGGCCGCCAGGCTACGACGCTTTGTCACTGGTGCCTCACCGGCGGTTACCGCGGGCCCAACTGCGGCTACACCGGGCCCTATGTGACCAAGGACGGCGTCATCACCGACAACCCAGAACTGGACGAATGTGATGCCACCCTGGGCCGTGGCTGCATCCCACGCTTCGGTGAGGGAAACCCGCTGCCTTTCGGCGGATTCCCCGCAGTGAGTCTCGTGGCAAGATCGTAGTAGAATGATCAAGTGGCTAGGGTAGCTCCCGAAAAGCCGGCCCCTAACCGGTCTGCCACTCCCAGCTGTTAGGGTTCATGCTGTAGGGGTGTGAAGTGAAAGCAAAATATCCGTCAGATTTGGTTGGCGTGCGATTCGGTAATCTCGTCGTTAAAAGCAAGCAACCAAACGATAGGCCATACAAAACAAGTCTGTGGTACTGCGAGTGCGATTGCGGAAACTCTAGAGTCGTTCAGAGAAGCGCCCTTGTTTGCGGCATTCAGGTTTCGTGCGGATGTTTCAACAAGAAGCGCGTCATAGAGACCCACACGACCCACGGCCTACACAAGCATTCCGCATATGGGACGTGGAAGACGATGATTGATCGTTGCTACAACCCTGATTCCAAAGACTTCAAGGATTACGGCGGCAGAGGCATTCAGGTTTGTGACGAATGGCGTGACGTCGCTGGTTTTGTGGCAGCCATGGGACCGAAGCGGAAAGGCCAGAGTATCGACCGGCTTGACGAGAACGGCCATTACGAACCTGGAAACTGCCGACGGACTGATGCGCTAGGTCAGGGCGAGCATAAACGGAACAATGCCATTGTCACTCGATCTGGCGCACAGAGACATATCGCCAGTGTTTGGCGTGAGGCAGGGATCAAGGAATCAACATTCTACAACCGTCTCAATGCAGGAATGACTCCTGACCAAGCCGCCTCCCTGCCGGTCCGCAAGCGCAACGCAACAGTGGTGATCGATGGAGAGGAGAAGACCATTGTCGAATGGGCAAAAATTGCCGGAGTTGATTCCGCCACCATACGCAATAGAGTGAAATCGGGCATCGTCGGCAAAGCGCTGCTTGCTCCGCCTCGAACCAAGAAAATTACAGCTTAATCAAGGGCGCTTCGGCGCCCTTTTTAGTGGGCGACAATAAATGCGCAAACACATCTTGAGCGCGATCCAGGCGCACGCGGCGACCGAGTATCCGAAGGAGTGCTGCGGGCTTCTGCTGGCCGTTGGACGAAAGCAGCAGTACTTCCCGTGCAAGAACACCGCGACCGAGCCGAACGAGGAGTTCCGCATCGATCCGGAGGAATACGCTGCGGCGGAGGACCTGGGCGAGGTGATTGGCATCGTTCACTCCCACCCGGACGCCACCAGCCGGCCGTCACCGCGGGACCTGGCAATGTGCGAAGCAACCGAACTACCCTGGCACATCCTGAGCTGGCCGGAGGGGGACCTCAGAACCGTGGTGCCCACGGGCGAGACGCCGTTGCTCAAGCGGCCCTTCGTCCACGGCGCCTGGGACTGCTGGCAGGTCTGCGCGGATTGGTACAAGCGCGAGTGGGGGCTCGAGTTCGAGGCCTTCAAGCGCGCCGACGGCTGGTGGGAGAGCAAGGACAACACCAGCCTGTACGAGGCGAACTATGAGGCGGCGGGCTTCTACCGGGTCGACCAGCCACGGCGCGGCGACATGGTCGTCATGGAGGTTGGCCGGACGGCTCACCCGAATCACGCCGGGATTTTCCTCGGGAGCGATCCCGGGCTGCCCGGCGAGGATGCTGCGACGTTCGGCCCCGGGCCATTCCTACTGCACCACCTGTACGGCAGGCCGTCGGAAGTTATCGTTTTCGGCGGGCCGTGGCTCGACCGCACGCGCCTGATACTCAGGCACAAAGATGCGCAACCAACATGAAGCGGCATGGCCGCAGGAGTAGATATGAGTCATGAAATTTTGATTGATGGAGCCGAGAAGGCTCTAATCGGCGACTTTATCGAAAGCCAAGCTAAAGACTCCCAAGGAAATCCTGCCTGGCTCATCACCAAGAATGGAGCCGTCGTCCTCTCGGACCAATTTATTCAGGACGGCTCAATCCAAATGCTGAAGGTTACTGCCCCTTAGGCACTGGGACATCCAGCGAGTAAGTGGCGGGTAAATCTTGGCCGGGGAACACCTTTCTGTAAATTTGGTGCACAAACTCATCGCCCGCGCCGTTTTCCCGTGAAGCCAGAACAGCAGCTCCAAGATACCTCTTGGCCTCCTCGGGGTTGGCAATGGCTGCAAGTCTGGCCAATGCCAACAAAGTGTTGTTGATTTGATTGATTGCCGCAGACGGGTCGATAACTTTTTCTTCGCTCACATTGACCTCCAGGTCATAAAAGCGCCGATATTGGCGCAATCCCAGTCCTTGGGCTTGCAGGCAAAGGACTGGGTCCTCGATTACTTCGTCTTGGTCCGAGCGACAAGCTTCCATGCCACGCCCGCGGGCGCATTGTGCTGGTGGCTATTCTGTGGAGGGAATTTGTCGCCTTTATTCGACGTGATTTCATCGCCGCATCCAGTGCAGCGATAGATGCCGGAGAGCGGAACCTCTGCGCCGATTTTATGTGTGGTGCCCCAAGGGTCTCCGCCTAACACGCTTGGTTTCGGCGTTTCTTCTTGAAAATATTGCGACGTCTCTTTTGTGAAATACGGCATGGTCGGTTCACCGCTGTAAGGGGAGGCACAACGCTACTACGATGGGATCCAATCCAGTTACTGGGCTTTCGTCCATGCTGGATGCCCAGACAGCTTGTGGGGTGATATCTTGGGCCATCTTCCACAGGAGTGACCCCATGAGATTGTTCGTAGGCGCGGTAGCTGTTGCTTTGCTGGCAGGGTGTGCGACTTCCCCAACCCCTTCGGGTCAGGCGGTGCAGGCCCCAGCTAGCCAAATTTCTGCTTATCAGTCCAAGCCGGCGGGTGCCTATGGGACCCTTCAGGTGATCCGAGACTCAGGTCACACCGGAAGCCTGTGCTCAATGGCGATTTTCATCAATGGCAAGCAGGCGGCGAAGCTGGACCCAGGGCAGAAGGCGTCCTTCTACTTGCCGCCGGACTCAGTCTCCGTGGGAGCGGCGTATACCGGTTCTGGTATTTGCTCCATGGGTGCTGATCGAGTCGAGCGAGAAGCGATCGTGAAGGATGGTTCGATCAAAAAATACCGAGTCTTTACTGGTGGTGACGGGCAGATCGATATATTGCCCACCACTCTTTGAAACTGCCGCCTCCGGGCGGCTTTTTATTGCCTGGAGAATGGCATGTGCTCAGCTGTCACCTATACCCCAACAACCAAAATCATGTTGTCTGGATCCCTGGCGAAAAAGTTCTTCCGGAGCAAGCCATACCTGCTTGACGGTGGGTCGACGGTTGAGGTTTTTCGTGCGCTGAATGCAACTGTCGAAGGTTTCGCGGAAGAAATCAAAAGGCTCGAACGACTCGGCTTGAAATTCGCAATCTTCCGTAACCGCCGAAACATCGGAGTCGATAGGTTCGATCTCGGCGGGACAAAGGAGATCCGCATCGTGCCAGTGGTCGGCGGTAGCAAGCGTGCGGGAGGCCTACAAACTATCGTGGGTGCAGTCATGATTGCGGCCGCATACGTCCTCTCTTTCACCCCTTTTGCTGCGGCATCCCCGTTCCTTTATACAGCGGGCATTGGCCTGGTCGCCGGCGGCGTCATCCAAATGCTCAGCCCCCAGGCGTCAGGCCTCAAGCAGAGCGCAGGCCCTGAGAACGCTCCGTCCTACGCCTTCGGCAGCGCCAAGAACACCACGGCCAGCGGTAACCCCGTGCCGATCTGCATCGGTGAGCGACGGTGGGGAGGGATGATCATTTCCGCATCGATCTACGCGGAGGACAAGGCATGACCAAAGAGCAGATGCTGATCAGAGAGTATCGGCCCTGTAGGACCGAATACTCCCCTGGCGAAATCAGTTCGTTAATGGCGGAAGTGAGCGGATCATCTTGCGGATCTGCGCAAAGTTGCGCTCCAGCTCAGCAATTGCCAGCGGCTGTATCCGCAAAATCGCGTCGGCGTCGCGCTCGCTAGATCCGGCTGGCATCTCCCATTTGTACTTGAGCATATTGGTTAAGTGCTCCTGGCATTTGGATAGCTCCCCAGGCTGCCTGGAGTAAATCTGCGTGTACAGGTCTTGGAGCATTATTGACTGGGCATGGATAAGCCCCTCGATTCGATCCGTTGCATCGCTCACGGCGATCTCCTTTCGCTTGGTTTAAAGCCCGAACCTAACCTGAGCCTTGGCCTTGTGCCACTGGCATTTAATCCATGCTGGACATCAATACAGCCAAAAGAATCATCGGCCGCCCATGAGGCGTTTTTTTTTCGCCTGGAGGAAAGCATGGGCGCAGCACGCAAGATTGAAATTCACGGCGAGAAGGGCGGAGACAAAAAGCCTAAGTCCCCGACCGAGGCCAGCGACAACCTGCGCTCCACGAACATTGCCAAACTGCTGATTGCTGTGGGGGAGGGCGAATTCGAAGAGGCCCCGACGGCGGCAAACATCTTCCTCGACAACACTCCAATCAACGACGCCAGCGGCAACGTCAACTTCCCGAACGTGAAGTGGGAATGGCGTAGCGGGTCGGTCGATCAGACCTATATCCCGGGCATCCCGTCGGTGGAAAACGAGACCTCGCTGAACATCGAACTGCGCAGCGATGCGGCCTGGGTTCGATCGGTCACGAACACTCAGCTGTCGGCGGTTCGCCTGCGGTTCGCCTGGCCCGCGCTCCAGCGCCAGGACGACCAAGGCAACATTGGCGGCTACCGGATCGAATACGCCATCGACGTGGCTACGGATGGCGGCCCCTATCAGCAGGTGGTAGTCGATGCGGTAGACGGCAAGACCACTACCCGGTACGAGCGCTCCAAGCGCGTTGATCTGCCCGAGGCCACCACCGGCTGGCAGATTCGCGCGCGTCGCATCACGCCGAACCAGAACAGCAACAAGATCGCTGACACCATGCTGATCGCCGGCTTCACCGAAGTCATCGACGCAAAGCTGCGCTATCCGAACACTGCCTTGCTCTACATCGAGTTCGACGCCGAGCAATTCACCAACATCCCGGCGGTCACCGTGAAGTGCAAGGCCCGGAAATGGCAGGTCCCGAGTAACTACGACCCGATCGCCCGAACCTATACCGGCACCTGGGACGGCAGCATGAAGCAGGCCTGGACCAATAACCCGGCCTGGATTACCTACGGGATCTGCACGGAAGACCGCTTCGGCCTGGGCAAGCGCATCAAGCCGTTCATGGTCGACAAGTGGGAGCTGTACCGGATCGCGCAGTACTGCGACCAGTTGGTGCCGGACGGATTGGGCGGGACCGAACCGCGTTTCCTGTGCGACATGAATCTGCAGGGCAAGGCCGATGCCTGGACGCTGCTGCGGGACATTTCCGGCATTTACCGGGGCATGACCTACTGGGCCCAGGGCCAGTTGATCATGCAGGCCGACATGCCGCGGGCCCAGGATTTCGACTACGTCTTCACCCGGGCGAACGTCATCGACGGGAAGTTCTCCTACGGCAGCGCCTCGGCGAAGACTCGCTACACCAGGGCCCTGGTCAGCTACGACAACCCGGCGAACAACTAC